GTTGCGTCTGGCAATTACTCCGGCACTCGATCTACATACTCCAGACAAGTTGGAACGGCGACGTCAAATTTTCGGCTACGCCGAAGTACTGAAATTCACAAGTCTTACCCGCTCGCTCATCCTCGAAAAACGCATTTACCACCGAGGCGAAGAACTTCTTGCGACCCATGTCAACCGCGCCGTCCTTGCCCGCGCTAACGGTCAGGTCGTGATCAGTAGCCAACGCTCCCCTGGCCCAATTGAGGCAGCGCGACTTCTGGTCGTTGCAGCCGCGTTAGTTTCCCGCCCGTCAAATACTGGACGCGCAGCAATGGCGTTTGGAAGGTAGTTGCATTTGCAACTAGTTTGTGGGAGACTCCAGTCGTGGCGTTCTTCTCCCGAAAAATAACTACTGCTGAGTTTGCATCTTCGCCAATTAAAGCCGCTGCCGGTGTTGGCAGTCTTGGCGTCCCACCGATGTATGCATGGTCTAGCGGTGCATTTGAGCAGGTCGCCCTTAGTCTCCCGACTGTGTCGCGGGCGAGAGACCTTCTCGCCTCGACCATCTCAAGTCTTGAGTTCCGTCAAAAGGTCAAGCAATGGAACGGCACCGAGTACGAAGAGATATACGTCCCAAATGAATCGTGGATGGAAAATCCTGATCCGAAAGTTCCGCGCCAGTTCATCCTTGCCAACACCGTTACCGACCTATGGATGACGGGACGCGCATTCTGGGCAGTTACCTCCCGTAACGCAACCGACGGTCGCCCAATGTCTTTTGAATGGCTACCCTCCGCAAACATTCAGACACCAAATCAGCAAGGCCCACAGTTCTTCGGGATGCCAGACGAAATTGAGTTCAACGGCATCCAGTTAGACCCGAACGAAATCATTACTTTCCTTGCACCGACAACTGGTCTCATGTATTCAGGCCGACGCTCCGTCAGCATCGCAACTCACCTCGATCAGTACGCAGATCGTGCAGCAACCATTGAAACTGTCCCTGGTTATCTGCAACAGACGGCAGCAGGCGAAACAATGTCCGGTGAAGAACTTGGAGACTTGGCTGCACAATGGGCGCAGGCTCGCCGAGAAGGAAACGTCATTGGCGCGTTGAACAACTACGTTAACTTTGTTGAGTTTGACCGCGACCCGCTTGAAGTCAACGCAGCGCAGCGCGAATACCAAGCCCTCGATCTTTCCCGTATGTGTTCAGTCCCCGCGTACCTTGTCTCAGCACCGACTCCAGGCGCATCCATGACATACCAAAACGCATCGCAAGCCCGTCAAGACCTTTGGCTTTTCGGCGCGCAAATGTACGCACATGCAATTGAATCTCGTCTCAGCATGAACGACGTCACCGCGCGCGGACGCTATGTCTGCTTTGACACCGACGACCTTCTTGCCGTGGGCGATATGCACGACGCTCTTATTGAGCCACAAGTTCCAGACCTCGAGGAGATTCCTTCATGATTAAGTTCACCGCCGTCCCCGTCACTCTTGACGCAGCAGCTGGAGAAGATGCACCGCGCACCATCACCGGCATTGCAGTCCCTTGGGACACCGTCGCAACCGTCTCAGGTGGCGAGAAGGTCATGTTCAAGCGCGGAGCCTTTGACTTGAATGCCAAACCCGCGCGACTTCTTGAAAACCACGACGGACGCCCCATCGGCATCGTCAGCGAACTTGTTGATCTAGACAACGGTCTCGGCTTCAGTGCCACGTTTGCCCGCAGCAAGGCTGCAGATGACGTGGTCGAGTTGATTCAGATGTCCGCTTACGATTCCGTAAGTGTTGGCGCAATCCCCAAGAAATTCAAGTACGACAAGAACGGCGTCATGATCGTCTCGTCAGCCACATTGTCCGAACTCTCGGTCGTCGCAGTTCCGGCTTACGCCGACGCGATTATCGATTCCATCGCTGCTTCAGAACCCGACCCAGAAGAGGTCGAAGAAGAAGCAACCGAACCCCAACCCGACACAAGTCTCCAGGAGGAAACAATGTCACAAGAAACCCAAGTCGAAGCCTCCGCGCCCGACGCCATCCCAACATCACCAATCTTTGCATCAGCCAAGAAAGAATTCATCATGCCGTCTGCAGCCGAGTACATCTCAGCCGCTTTCGTTGGCGGAGACCAATGGCGAGCAATGAGCGAAGGCATTCGTGCAGCTGCACCAAACGTCCTTACCTCAGACATCCCAGGTGTTCTTCCACTTCCAATCGTTCAGCCTGTCTACAACAACTTCATCGGTCGTCGTCCAGTCATTGACGCAATCGGTGCAAAGGCAATGCCACAAGGTGGAAAAGTATTTATCCGTCCAGAAGTAACAACGCATACTTCAATGGGCGTTCAGTCAACAGAAAACACCTCACTCACTCAAGGAACTTTCGTTGTTACAGACAACCAAGTAACCAAGGGTAGTTACGGTGGATTCGTTACCCTCTCCGAACAAAGCATCGACTGGTCACAGCCTGAAATCATTAGCCTCGTTCTTGATGACATGGGTCGCATCTACGCAAACGAAACCGACAACGTCGCAGCAGACAACTTAAAGACAGGCGCAACAGTCACTCAGAACTTTGCCGCCGCATCTTCACAAGATCCCGCTTACTGGATGTCATGGATCTCTAGTGCAGCACAGACAATTTTGTCTTCAAGCAACGGCAACCTTCCAACCCACATCTTCGTCAACCCTGAGTGGTGGGGATCGCTTATGCAACTGAGCGACACAGCGGATCGCCCGTTGTTCCCACAGATTGGGCCAATGAACGCATTCGGTAATCTTGCACCAGGACAAGTCAACGGCGTTGCCTTTGGTTTGCAGGTTGTAGTTGACCGCAACTTTGCAGCAGACACTCTCATTATCGGTGACGCATCTGGCTACGAAATCTTTGAACAACAGAAGGGCGCTCTCAGCATTGACGTTCCGTCAACGCTCAGTCGCACAATCGCATTCCGCGGTTACCTTGCAACGCTCATGATTGACTCAAGCAAGTTCGTCAAGGCTGCGTTCGTCTGATTCAGACGAACTCTTAAAGGAACTGAACGATGGCTACTTACGATCTCGCGTTTCATACGCGCCTCGATGGGTACGCCATTCTTCAGACCTTTGTTGAGACTGGTATCCAAGTCGGAGATTCCGTGGTAATCGCAGGCGCAGGCCACGGATTCAACGCAACGGCAACCATCGTCTCAACACAAGACTTCGAGTTCATCGGGGTCTCAGAAGAGGGCGACCTTCTCTTTGACTCCGATGTAATTCGTCTTTATCAGTTTCTCTATGTCAATGCAGGCGTCGACTTCCCTCGGGACACCGCCACCGGAACAGTCACCTTTACGCCTTCTGTGTCTTGGATTGTTGCAGCTGATGTCACCTCATGGCTCGGCATTGACGTTGCAACCGCCAACGACACGGCCTTCATCACGGTCTGCGTTAACGCTGCCAACAACTACATCTTTCGCAAGCGTCGCGAAGCGGGATACACCGACTCGCAGTCAACGGTGCCAGGTGCCGACGTCAAACTCGGCACAATTATGTACGCAGCAACCCTCTATCGTGAGCGCGGATCAGCAGACTCATTCGCCTCATTTGACGCAATGTCCTCAATCCCAATCCCTTCAACTATGGGACGCATCATGGCCCTCATCGGCTGCGGAAGACCACAGGTCGCATAATGGCTGCAACAGGAATCCTCGTCGACGCAGTAAACGCAATCAAAACACAACTCACCGCGCTCGGTCTCAAACCCGTCACAGACCCGCGCAACGCGCGAGCAATGTCCGTCATGATTGAACTTCCCGTCATGACTTCGTTCACTTACAACGTGGGCGACTTTCGCATTCCAGTCCGCATCCTTGCAGCGCCCCCAGGCAACCAAGACAGCGGAGACTATTTGATGTCAACAGTTGACACCATCATGAACTCGTCCATCGCAGTTACAGACGCCCGTCCAGGCAATGCAAACTACGGCGGGCAAGACATACCCACATACGACCTCACGGTGGCAATCGCCGTGAAGAGAAACTAAGGAGCCACCAATGGCAACAACAACATTCCTGTCAGGTGCAACCTGCAACATCACCCCAACCGGCGGATCAGCCGTCGACGTTTCGGATCAACTCTCGAAATGTGAGGTCATGCTCGGCTTTGAACTCCTTGAGTCAACATCGCTAGCGGACACAGGCCGACAGGCAACAAAGGGCTTGCAAAGCGTCGCAGTTAATCTTGACCTTTATCTCTCATACGGCGCAACCGAAGTTGAAGCACTTCTCAGCGCAATCGTCGCTGCGGGTTCATGCACAATTGTTGTGTCCCCATCTGGCACGACTGAGTCTGCAACAAACCCTGAGTTCACGATTACGACGTGCACATTGGATGCCGCTCCGGTCATCATGTCGTCCATCGGCACCCTTGCCGTGGCCTCAATTTCGTTCTCTAACGGCACCTGGGCACGAGACATTATCTAGAAAACAAAAGAGGGAAACAAATGAAAATCCGACTACAAGTAACACCGAATGAAGGCGACCCATATGAATGCGAAACGAATTTATTCGTCATCGTGGCATGGGAACGCAAATTCAAACGACAGGCATCAAGCCTTGCCAACGGCATCGGCGCAGAAGACCTTGCATTCTTTGCATTTGAATCTGCTCGAGCTGCGGGAATTACCACCCCGCTCGCTTTTGACGAATTCATCAAGAAAACCAAGTCAATCGAGGTCGTGTCGGAGGATGCTCCAAGTTTTACAGAAGCGGCAGTTTCCGACGCTCACTAGCGGAGGTTCTTGTCGCGACTGGATACTGGACACCCGACATCCCATTCGACACAGACGATCTCTTCACGGTTGTTGACGTGTTGAACGAACAAC